GTGCGAACATTTAATTATTCAACATGGTATTATTTTTTCCTACGAAATAAAAATACTATCGACACAATGATTTCACCATCCACTACTAATAATACAAACAAATTAATTTATAATAATTTTAATGAGATGAATTCAGATTCAAATAATATTGATAATATATTTAAAGCAATAAATTTTGGGGGAGTGATTGGTAATTTAATTATTAAATGTAAGATTTTTAAAAATAATAATATTGATAAAGAATATACAATTAAATTTTATAAAAATAATAAAGAAAATATAATAAATGTTACGGGTTATAATATAAACACTCAAAATAATTTTACTTTTTATTCAGAATCAGATGAACTTATAGATGTATGTCTAGATTCTGGTTCTTCGGACTTTAATAGATTTGCAGATAATAATTATACTTCTTCATATCAAATAGGAAATGGAATTATATTATATCCAAACATTAAGCAAGAAAATATAAATATATTAGATTATCCTTTTGGTATAACAACTTCTGAAATTGTAGAAACAGCAATACAAAGTAATGACTCTTCTACAAATGGAAGTTCAATTCCTACAAGTAGTAAGATTAGAATACAGGCAGTAAAAAATTCAAGTGGAACATACGATATTATTGAAATAATTGAATAAATAATTGAATCTGGTGAATAATGGAACCTAAAAACTTTGATAATTTAAATGATGAATTCGATCTTCCAATCCAAGAGATTGTGGTGTTACCACCAAAGGAAATAACCACATCAGAAGATTTGCATCTGGATGCAGACTACAGAGAGATCCGTGCTAACCTCAAAGATCTCATCAAGCGAGGAGCGGAAGCAATCGATGGGATTCTTCTAGTTGCGTCTGAAACCCAACAACCAAGAGCGTATGAGGTTGTTGCAACTGTTATAAAAAGCGTAGCAGATGCAAACAAAGAGTTGCTTGCAATGCATAAGCAGATGCAAGATATAAAGAAATCTAGTCCGATTGCAACGAAGCAGTCTGGACAAATAACAAACAATTCGATATTTGTTGGAAGCACATCAGAGTTGCAAGCTTTGTTAAAGGGCCGTCTGGATCAGTTCAGACCGCATGATGAAACATGAGTGATAAAACATCATATCTTGGTAATCACAATCTTAAACCATCAAACACATCTATTGCTTTTACTGAAGATCAGGTAAAGGAATACTTAAAGTGTTCTGATGATCCAAATTACTTCATCGAAAAGTACATTAAGATCATTAATGTTGATAAGGGATTAATTCCCTTTGAAATGTATGATTTTCAAAAGAAAATTGTACAATCAATTCATGATAACAGATTTACTATCGCTAAGCTCCCAAGACAGTCTGGAAAATCGACTACAGTTGTTTCGTACATACTTCACTTTATTTTATTCAATCCTAGCGTCAATGTTGCTATTTTAGCAAATAAACAAGCAGTTGCTAGAGATTTGTTGGGTAAGATCAAGGTAGCATATGAATACCTTCCAAAATGGTTGCAGCAGGGTGTAGGAGAGTGGAACAAGGGGTCTATCGTCCTAGAGAATGGATCCAAGGTTATTGCGTCTGCTACCTCATCTTCTGCTATCCGTGGTGGTTCGTACAATCTCATTTTACTTGACGAATTTGCCTTTATTCCACCCGGAATCGCAGAAGACTTCTTCAGTTCTGCCTACCCAACGATTTCTTCTGGTACAACCACCAAAGTCGTTATAGTTTCAACTCCAAAGGGGTTGAATATGTTCTATAAGATCTGGACAGAAGCGGAAGCGGGGAGAAGCGAATTCAAACCAATCGAAGTCCATTGGTCTGACATTCCTGGTCGTGATTTAAAGTGGAAAGAACAACAGATAAGGAATACATCAGAAGATCAGTTCAGACAAGAATTTGAATGTGACTTTGTTGGTAGTACCAATACTCTGATCTCCTCTGCAAGACTTAAAATGTTAACATATAAACCACCGATCTATAAAGATGAGAACGGTCTAAAGGTATATGATGAACCTAAAGTTGGTCACACTTATGTGATGACTGTAGACACCTCCAGAGGAACTAACTCAGACTACCATGCGTTTGTGGTGGTGGACATCACCAGAGCTCCATATATGGTGGTTGCAACTTTCCGTAATTGTGAACTATCTCCAATCATCTATCCTAATCTTATTTTCCCTGTCGCTACCAAATATAACGAAGCGTACATACTAGTTGAAATCAACGACATTGGCGCACAAGTGGCGGATATTCTACACAAAGAATTGGAATATGAGAATGTGTTAATCACATCGGTTCGTGGAAGAAAAGGACAGACACTAGACGGTGGATTCGGTGCGTCTGATAGTCAACTCGGAATCAGAACAACAAAAGCAGTCAAGCGATTAGGATGCTCTTTACTAAAAACTTTCATCGAAAATGATAAATTATATTTTCATGATTATGATATTATGCAAGAACTTGTGTCGTTTGTATCCAAAAATCATTCATTTGAAGCAGAACAGGGACACAACGATGATCTGGTGATGTGCTTGGTGTTGTTCTGTTGGGTGAGTACTCAGAACTACTTTAAAGATTTGACTAACATGGATATTCGTCGGCAAGTGTTTGATGAGAAGTTAAAACAACTAGAAGAAGAACTAACTCCATTTGGTTTCATTGAGACAGGAATAGATCCAAATTTTGAGGTAGACGCAGATGGAATTGGCTGGCATCTGGCGGATCCTTATCATTAAGGAAAAGACATCGATTTATACATAAGGGTAGAAAGAAAACATTAAATATTACTCAATATTTGGATCTTAAGGAGATAACCCAATGGCATTTCAAGTCAGCCCAGGCGTACAAATCAGAGAATTCGATCTTACGGCAATCGTTCCCGCTATTTCTACCACTCCAGCAGGCTATGTTGGTGTCTTTCAATGGGGCCCAGCAGATCAACGAGTCCTTATCAATACAGAAAAGCAATTAGAAAGTATCTTCCGTAAACCAGCCAATAATGCATATTATGCTGTTTCGTGGCTGCTCGGATCAAACTTCTTATCATACGGTGGCAACCTTCAGGTTGTCCGTAATGTAAAGGAAATAGATTCTGCCATAACGGATAACGATCTCAATTCGATCTCAAATTCTATTTTTCCAGACTACGATGTTCTTGGTACGGAACTTGTAGATAATGAAATTCAAATTAAAAATAGAGAACACTACGAAGCAGTCACATTAGGTTCCCCAGACGCTGTATTCAATAGTACATTTGTAGGTAAATATCCCGGAGAACTGATAAATGGATGTGGTGTTGCTATCTACACTAGTGGATGGGTTGGTGCAGCACACGAAGGTGACTCTGCACTATATCCACAATGGGCAAAAGATGCCGGATACAAAACAACTGGCGTATTTGGTAACCTTCCATCAACAACAGATCAGGCTCTCAGTCTTGGATTCAGTGGTGACGAAATTCATGTCGTTATTGTCGATCTTGAAGGAAAATACTCAGGAGTTGCTGGTTCAGTAATTGAAGTATTTGAAGGACTTTCTTTAGCATCTGATGCAAAGAAATCTGACGGTAGCTCAAACTACTGGTTGAGCGTTTTGAACAATACCTCGCAAATCGTGTGGGGTGGGGATGTTGCATCTCAAATTCAAAAATCATCAACTGGATTGGAGTGGGGTTCATCATTTGAAGGATCTACTCCGGGTGCGTTTAAGACAAGATTATTGAATAATCAAAGACCATTCGGCACTGTTGCCTTTGTGATGACAGGAGGCAAGGTTGCTGGTTTGACATCCTACGATTCTTCCGATCCAGATGTGTCTTCTAGAATACTCACACAATACGAAAATAGTTTCGGTGATGCAGACGAATCCGATGTTTCTTTGATAATCGGATATAATACAACAAGTTCAGCGGATCTAAACTCACTCATTACAATCGCAGAAAACAGAAAAGATAGCATTGTGTTTATTTCTGCTTGCTATAATCTGGATCTTATCGGTGGTACTAGAGCAGATATAATGGAAGGAATAACGAACTTTGTTTCACCTCTAAACTCAACATCATACGGAGCAGTAGATACTGGATACAAGTATCAATACGATAGATTCCATAATGTGTACCGTTATGTACCATTGTGTGCAGATATCGCAGGATGTGCTGTAAGAACAGACACCCAAAAGGATCCGTGGTTTTCGCCAGCAGGATATGATCGCGGTCGTATTCTTAACATCGTTAAACTCTGCTTCAATCCAAATAAAGAAGAAAGAGATGTTCTTTATAAGAACAACATCAATCCTGTGATCACCTCTCAAGGATTTGGAGTTATTCTTTTCGGAGACAAGACTCTCCAAAAGAAACCAAGTGCATTTGATCGTATCAATGTTCGAAGACTCTTCAATGTCCTTGAGAAGTCTATTGCAACTGCTGCTAAGTTCCAACTCTTTGAATTCAACGATTCCTTTACTCGTTCACAATTCAAGCAACTAGTTGAACCATTCCTCAGAGACATTCAAGGAAGACGAGGCGTGACATCCTACGCGGTTGTATGTGACGATAGTAACAACACACCAAACATTATCGATTCTAATCGTTTTGTTGCTGATATCTTTATTGCGCCAAATCGTTCTATCAACTTTATCCAACTCAACTTCATTGCAACTCCAACTGGAGTGACATTCGCAGAATATGGTGGATAATATGGGGTTTTACGATAAAAACAAGATAAATAAAAGAAATAGGAGAATCTAATGGCCGAATCAAGTATTAATTCATTCATGACAAATTTCGATGGTGGTGCAAGACCAAACCTCTATACCTTCGTTATGGCATGCCCTGGTCTTGCTGTTCTGAACCCAGCATTTGCTCAATTACAATTCTTTTGTCGCAGTACTCAATTACCAGCATCTGTGCTTGGTGAAATTACTGTACCATATCTCGGACGACAAGCTAAGTATCCGGGTGATAGAACATTCGAAGACTTTACGATTACTATCTTGAATACTCAAGACATGAATCTTCGTAGAGTGTTTGAATATTGGCATGAACAGTTTAATTCGTTTGCAGGAAACGCGACATTGTTTCCAAATCCAAGACAAATCTTTGGTTCTGCTGTTGTTACACAATTGAATAAAGCATATCAACCAACCAGAGCATATCAGTTCTTTGATATGTTCCCTCGCGATATCTCATCTGTAGATCTTGCATACGACAACAACGATGCAGTTTCAGAATTTACAGTTACCTTCGGTTATTCTTACTTCATTAATGATAACTCACCACAAATCAGTGCTAATGTTGGTGGTCAGGGACTTCTCAATCCTGGCGCAGTAACACCTGGCCTCGCTGGTTCTGGTGGTGGATTCGGATTCGGTAATAATGGTGGTGGTAATGGTAGTGGATCTGGATTCTCGTTCGGATACGGTAACGGCAATTCATCGTTTGGTGTTGGTTATTCATCCAGATGATAGTTACGGTTCGTATGTGAGACATACATATTCAGGTAATCATTTACTTGGAGTTTTATAATGGCAATTAAATTATTCGGGTTCCAGTTTGGCGGCGCCAAGGAAGAACCTAAAAACATACCTATAACACCTGAAGCAGACTTTGCGGACGGCTCCACCCTCATAGAAGCGGGTGGAGCTGGAGCGCAAGGTTATGCTGTTGACATGGATCTTAGCAATTTACGATCAGATATCGATCTGATTCGTAAGTATCGTGAAATGAGTGCCCATGCAGAGGTTGAAATTGCAATAGACGATATCGTCAACGAGAGTATAACAGAAGATGTTGAAGGAACTCTTGTTAAATTAGATTTGGATAAGATTAAGGATATCTCTTCTTCTACAAAAAAGAAGATGGTAGAGGAATTTGATCGAGTTCTGTATCTACTCAACTTTAGCAAGAAGGGATATGATCTTTTTAGACAATGGTATATTGATGGGAGAATATACCATTTCTCTGTATTGGATGAAAAGGATCCAAAAGCAGGAATTCAAAAGATTATTCAAGTTGATCCACTTAAGATTAAGAAAATAACAGAAATTAAAAAGAAGACAGATCAACAAACCAAAGTTGAAACAATAGAGTCTGTTAAAGAATATTACATATATTCAAATTTTGATAAATTAATTGCTCCTAGTACATTTACCCCAATAGTTACATATGGTAATACAACAGGAATCAGACTTACCGCAGACTCTGTTAGTTATGTCCATTCTGGACTATTAGACAGAAACACAAAGAAGGTTTATAGTTATCTTCATAAGGTAATTAAACCATTAAATCAGTTGCGCATGATAGAAGATGCTGTAGTTATCTACCGCATTGCCCGTGCGCCTGAACGAAGAATTTTCTATATCGATGTTGGTTCACTTCCGAAGAATAAAGCGGAGCAATATCTTCGTGAGATCATGAATCGTTATCGAAATAAAGTCACATACGATGCAGTTACAGGCGAAGTTAAAGATGATCGTCGAATGCAACACATGTTGGAAGATTACTGGTTGCCTCGTCGTGAAGGTGGCAAGGGAACATCAATCGAAACTCTTCCGGGTGGACAAAATCTTGGCGAGATGGAAGATGTCAAGTATTTCCAGAAGAAACTTTATGTTTCATTGAATATTCCGTTATCCCGTATGGAAGCGGATAATGGATTCAATATGGGCAGAACATCAGAAATCACCCGTGACGAATTGAAGTTCAATAAATTTGTGAACAAACTTCGAATGAAGTTCTCTGAGATGTTCTTGAATCTTCTTCGCGTACAACTGATCTCTAAGGGTATTCTCAATCAAGAAGATTGGGAAGATATTTCACAGAATATACGGTTTGATTTTACAACAGATTCATATTTCACAGAATCTAAAGAAATTGAAATGATGAAGGAACGACTTTCTATCCTTCGTGATGTTGGCGATTTCTCTGGTAAGTTCTTCTCAGAACGATGGATCAGAAAGACAATTCTGCAAATGACAGAACAAGAAGCAGATGAAATGCAAGATGAGATTGATAAGGAACGCATCAAGCAACAGCAAATCGCAATGCAGTTGGATGCACAACAACAACAAGTAGCGGGTGGTGGTCAACCTCCAGCAGTTGGATCAGAATTACAACAACAAGGTCAATTATCACCAGCGGCGCCAGCGGGTGGAGGAGCAAACTTCAATGTCAGCAGCCTATTATGATATTCAAGCGGAACAGGGAGCAACATATAGGTTATACCTAACAGTTGCGGATAAAGACGGTAAGGCTCTAAATCTTAAGGGTGAACTTCGTGACG